ATATTAAGAAGAGTATTAACGGCGAAACTATTGATACAGAACAGCTTGGTTCAAGTAAGTGGCTGGTCAACAGTATTGTTACAGTGAGTAAGTCAGCGAATGCTGAAGAAATCTCTTACAACAAACTCAAGTTTGAAGTTAAGGATTCTTTGGAAGCTGGTGAGCAATCTCCTGAAGAGATTGCTAAGGAAGTTCGTCCTCGATTGAGCCTTGTGTTCAATGAACCTGAAGACGATGAGTAGTAAATGTTACTTATCCTAAACATTTGATTGAGAGTGTTGTGTTTAGGTTACATAGAATTTGACAAGTAGAACTCGTCTAACGACCCGGTAGCTTGAGAGTCCATGGGGAGGGTGAACCCAGCTTGTCAAACCTAACTAGATCGCAAGGTCTGGTATCGAAACTGCCTAGTTTCGTCCCCTGTGGTTCTGGCGGACCACAACAAATCTTGTACGTTGTAATGAAAGCGAACGTACCGACATTGGCGAGCAATGTGTTGCGGAGAGGAAGTCGCTCTGGACTTCACGGCTGAATGCAGGTAAGCGTGGCATCAGTCAACTACACTATAAGGGCATGCTAACGCATTCTCTTGATCCAAAGCAGACGGGGCTGCCTAATTGAAAGCCTATGTTGTCTGTCTATAGGCTATAAACACCTCGGTACAAGACAATCCCTAATAAAAATAAAATAGGATTGTTAAAGTGGCTAATACTTTACCTGATTTACAACTTGTTGCTGGTGTTTGGACTGAAATTTATTCTGCAACTGGAATTACTACTGGTCAACCACTGATTATCCAAAATAAAATCACTGCTCCGTTTTTAATCCAAGTTAGACCTACAGTCCCTGTAACCACTACAGACGGTTACTCTGTTGCTTCTAACGCTACTGTCTACCTTGACGGAACACTATCGGGTGTCTGGATTCGCTGCACATCTGCTGGACGTGTTGTGATCATGGTTAATGATGGTGAACAATAATGGCTATTGGACCTCAAAGACCGGTTAAAGGTGGTGGTTCTGCAACTGATCCTAGGTTGGATGCGTTCCTTGCAGAGATGCCTGTAAATGAGCTGTTTTATAAAAATAGCCAAGATCAGATGGAAGGAAGTGGGTTTGTTGTACCTAGTATGAAGCTGCCATCAGTATTGATGGGTACTGATTCATCTTCCAATTTTAAACCATTCACATTCAGCCCTCTCGCCCAACAAATCATTGCTTCTAATTCTGAGCAAATGATTAGAGGTATGCTGGGGATTGAGATTCCTGAAAATGTCTCTGAATTGGCAAATGATTCTGGATACATAACTCTTGCCCAAGTGCCTTCAGCAACGCCTCAAGTCAATACTGACTGGAACTCAACTGGCGGTGTTTCTCAGTTATTAAACAAGCCAACCTTTGCAACAGTAGCTCTGTCAGGGTCATATACTGATCTGACGAATAAGCCTGTTATTCCTTCGGCACAAGTGGCATCTGATTGGAGTTCTGTCAGTGGTGTGAGCCAGATACTCAACAAACCCACATCGTTTACACCATCTGCTCACACACATGCGATTGGAGATGTAAATGGGTTGCAAGGTGTTCTTGATACCAAAGCTTCTACGGCTTCGTTATCAGCCTATGCTACAACAGCTTCCCTGTCGGGGTATGTAACAACCTCGGCTTTGACAAGCAGTTTGAGTGGCTATGTTACCACAACAGCGCTAACAAGTGGATTGTCTGCTAAGTTTAATACTCCATCGGGAAGTATTACCCAGTATATACGTGGAGATGGAACACTTGCAACATTTCCTACGATTCCGACTGTCCCAACAAATGTAAGTGCTTTCACAAATGATAGCGGCTACCTTACAAATGCTGTTCTTGCAGGTTACAGAAAGGTTGAGACGTTCCTTGGAACAAGTGACGCAAATGGTAATTTCACAATTACTTTTGCAAACACTTACTCATCTCCTCCTGATATCCAACCTCAGATAATTGGGGGAACTTTCAACCAGCAGGTTAGGGTTGTCAGTGTGAGTACAACAGGGTGTGTGGTACAGGCTGCCCAACGCAACGTTGTTACATTGCTAAATATTGAAGTATTACTTGGGGCTACCGTTAATCTTGTAGGTGCTTCCATCACTGTACAAGTAACACCAAGAAGTTAGTTTACATAACCACCTTGAGATATAGGTGGTTTTAATAAGTTAATTTTGAAAATAGTTGAAATAAATTATGTAAATACTTGACAAACAGATTACCTATCATGTATTCTCTCTTTTATGAATTGAACAAAACGAGGAGAATTTATGAACAAGTATAATGTTGAGCTTAAAGCTACAGACGCTGGTGGGATGATGTTTCTCCACCAAGTAGTGCGTTTTGCTAACATGGGTGGTAAATTGGATACCAATTATCCTAATAAAAATACCTTTCCCAATAAAGCAATGATGTATGTAGAAACAGAAGAATTTCTAGAAGATGATATGGCTAATGGACTTCGGGTATGGCCTATCGAGCTACAGTATAGTAGAGAGTATCTGGAAACACTCACTATTCAGGAGCTACGACCTATTGTCAAGGAACGCAACGTAACTGGACGGGATTGTCAGCAAATGATTCGTGAGTATCTAGAAACCTTTAAGAAACAAGAAGCTTAATGGAGTTTAAATGACTGATGACGCAGTGGCTATTGGCCCTGCGTCCCCTTTCCAAGAAAAGTACCTCAACTCTGACGCTCAGATTTTGCTGGTAGGGGGCGCAGCCGGAAGTTCCAAAAGTTATGTCGGCCTTATGAGGCACTTACGTTTTGTTCATGATAAGAATTATCGTGCGTACTGTATTCGTAAAAACTCCAGTGCAATCATGGCTTCTGGTGGTCTGTTCTGGGAAGCCGTAGCGCTCTACTCCCAATATGATCCAGATTTGAAAGTTAAGCTCAAGGATCAAAAAGTAATATTCTCATCGGGTGCTGAGATTAGTTTCTCCCACTACGAAAACGACACAGCTGCTAAAAAATATCAAGGTATTCAGATATCAAATATTTTTTATGACGAAGTAACTCATGCTGACCATGAAGAACAACTCTGGTGGTTATGGTCTCGTCTTCGATCTAATGCAAAAAACATTCATTCAATGTGGTGGTCTTGCAATCCAGACAACGCAAGTTGGGTTTTGAAATACGCTTACCCTTTTCTATACCCTGAAGGCCACAAGTTTGCTGGCCGACCTGATCCTGAAAAGAATGGGATGGTACGATACCTTTTAAGGATTAATGGAGACTTGTGCTGGGGAGATACAAGAGAAGAGCTTATTGATCGTTACGGGGATCCTTCGCTGGATTATGAACACGAAGATCAAGTAAAGCCAATTAGTTTCCAAGGATTGTTTGGTACAATTGATGACAACCCCCCACTTAAAAAATCGAATAAACTTTACAAGTCAAATTTAGAAGCTCTTCCCACGCTAGATAAAGAGCGTCTTTTATACGGCAATTGGTTTGCAAAGCCTCAAAATTCTTCTTACTACGACAGAACAAAAGTCCCGGTATTAACTGCACCTCCTGAAGCCTCAGAGTTCCTTAAGATAGTGAGGGCATATGATTTCGCTGGGACGCTACCTCATGACGGTAATAGATCCCCCGACTACTTTGCTTCGGTAAAGTTAGGTAAATTGCGTAATGGGAACTATGTAATACTCGATGCATATCGTACACGTATTACGTTCGGGGATTGGGAAAAGCAAATTCTTGAAACTGCGCAGCACGATGGACAAGATGTAGAGATTATTCTTGGGGAAGACCCAAACCCGCAAGCAAAAGCTTCTACAATGCTTATTGCTCGTTCCATTATTGAGCATGGTTATACAGTTAAAACCAAACGTGCTTCTCAAGGTAAGTTAGACTCTTTCCGCCCCTTTGCAGCATCTGCTGAATTGGGCGTTGTCTCAATCGTCAAGGGTTGTTGTAATGATCTATGGAACAAAATTGTAGCTGATAATGATTTTTTCCACAAGGAATTGGAAGCGTTTGATGGATTACGCAGAGGAGGTGAACTAGGCCATGATGATCTTGTTGACTGTGCCTCTCTTGCCTACATGACACTAGCTCAGAGTCGTAACGTACCATCTTTCGCAGTTCCCATTTACACTAAGCCCAATGAATTCAGACTTTAAACAATTATAAGGAGGCACAAACGGATGCCTATTGGTGATGCCTATGGCACGTGTTAAGAAAGCTGCTGAAAGCCTAGACCTCACTCAAGGATCTGAAAGTGTACCTCGTATCCCTTTTAGCGAAACTGGGGCTATCGGTCTTAAGCAAATCAATGGCCAGATTATT